TCACCTCCTTAAGTATTCAACGTTGTCAGGTTGTGCCGTATTTGTGCCATTGCGCTGCAAAATGGCATCCAATTTGTTGGCGTTGGACGCTAATTGGCTTGCTGCCAAGTGGGCATATCGTTGTACCATTTCCAAACTCTCCCAGCCGCCCATCTCTTTAAGGGCAAGCAGGGAAACCCCGGACTGAACAAGCCAACTCGCCCAGGTATGGCGCAGATCATGGAAGCGGAAGTTTTTTATACCAGCGCGGCGCAGAGCGCCCTGCCAGGCTTTGTTGCTGTCGCCGCGCATCTTCCTTACCGCTGCTGTTTTCGTTCCATCATTTCGGTATGCTGCCTTGGTGTGAACGAATACCCATCTGTCATGCTTCCCAATTTGTCCGCGCAAAATTCCACATGCAGTTTCGTTTAGCGGAATTCCTATCGCCTTCCCTGCCTTGGCATCTTCTGGATGAACCCAGGCTATTCTTTGCTCCATGTTTATTTGTGACCACTCAAGGTTAATGACGTTTGAGCGTCTCAACCCGGTGTTCAGTGCCATCATGACAACAGGGAAAAAGTGGGGGGCTAGTTCAGCAAATAGCCGCTGTGACTCATCAGGAGTTAACCACCTTACTCGCGTGTTTTTCGGCTTTGGTGAGGTTATCGACGGGGCTTTGTCTAACCACTTCCATTTATCGGCAGCCATCTTCAACAATGCTCGGATGAAGGCTAGGTGCGTTGCCTTTGTCCCTTGTGCTACTGGTTTGGGTTTGTATTCGGGGAACGGTCTACCAGCTCTTAATCTACTATCCCTCATCGCTTCCCAGTTCAGAAGGTGACGCCGATTGATCATATTGTCCACGGCGTCGTATATTTTCACTTCTGTAATTTCAGAAAGCCCGACCCCTCTGAAATGCTCAAGCCAAAACCCTATTCTTGATTTGTCATCGTCCAGGCTGCGCTTATGACTTTTTTCGCGCAGCCATCTTAAACATGCTTCATCGAAAGTTTTTCTTGGGCACTCTCCAAGTTTCGCCTGCCTCCATGCATCGGCTTTCAAACGATCGTGAAGTTCCTGCGCTTCCCTCTTGTCCGCTGTCCCAAGAGATTGTCTAACTCGGTTGCCGCCTGGCGTGACGAAGTCGCAATGCCAGATGCCACCGCGTTGTTTGATTGACATGCTTTTTCCTCCTGCACATCAACCGCATTCACAGCCAGATTGTTGATCGGACTTTTCAAGGCTGCAATACAATCTGATTTGCAAATGCGGTATGGGCTTTTGTTCTTCCCGGGTGTTATCTTTGCTGCCGCCAATCGACCAGTTCGGATCCACTGAGTAACCGTACCTTTATCGATTTTTAGGAATGCAGCGGCCTCCTCACGCGTGAAGATTTCTTCTTCATTCATATTGATTCTCTTTTTGAAAGGCTGTGATGGGTTATAGGTGCTGCGGGCTTTTGCTAATCGATGCCAGGAACTGATCGAACATGGCTATTTTTGGGCTTTGTGCGAACCGGCGTTTTCCGCCGGAATACGCGTAAGTGCATGGTTGATTGCCGTGTATCTTCCGCTCGATAAGCTGGTGGTCAACCAACGTAGCCAGCGCGCGGCTAAGGGCATGTGACGAGATTGGCTTATGCTCCATTTCGTACAGTTCCTTTATCTTTGCATAGCCGATGTTCTCGTTTTCTTTCACGATCTGCATAACATCATCACGGTTGTGTTTCATGATGCGATCCTCATTGCTGCTGGTATGCTGAATCCGCCGGGGAGCAGTTCGACGTCATTCCGAGGGCATTCGTTACCCCAATGGTGCCAGCCTGGCGCGTCACCTCTGCTGAAAAGTTCAATTCGTGACACGTCACCATATAACCGATCGAGACGATGCCGCGCCTCCCATGGTTTCGCGCTGTGCTGCGTGATTGGCGCGTAAATCACCTGTTTCACCGATGCATCTCGGCGCTCGAGTCCGGCACCGCGCACAGCAACGAGCATTGATTCCTGGTTGCCGCGGCTGTAATTTCCGGGGTTCATCCTTGTCACTCCGTTTAGCAGATCGAGAAAGTCGTAAAAGTCGACCAGGCCATCTTCGATTGCGGCGTTGACGGTACGCTCTGCGAGTTCGTTGAACTTCACCCAGGTGAACAGGAACATCTGCCTGACGTCGAAACCCCATGCAGTGGCCAGTTCCTTCGCCTGCTCCGCGTGGGTACCGGTGTACCACATGGCGAGGACACTGTTTTCGGCTGCGATTGACCAGACTGGAAGCCGCTTCAAGTCCTGGAGCGTCATCGTGCTGTAGTGGTTGCCGGCGGCGCCGTTGCTGATCTTGTTGCCGTACTGCCAAGGCGGATCTGCGTAGATAAGTTGATAGGTCATGACTTCACCGCCCATATGATAATCAGGATAGTGGCGGACCACCACACGAACAGGCCAGCAAACATATAGGCCCACGCATTACGCATCATGTGACGTTTGATATTCATGCCGCGCGCTCCTGTACTGGCCGTTGCTTGCGCTGGCGGACATCGGGATGGTGCTTAGGCTTTACGCCGGTGAACTCTTTCTGACGTGCATCAAGCCATGCCTCAACTTCGTCCTTGTTCCATGCAACGGTGCGATTTGTCATTGCAAATCGTTTAGGGAACTCACCAGCCTTCTCCAGTGAGTTAATTGTTGACTCAGACATAGGAACCATCCGGAGTAATTCTTTTTTATCTACTGCTGCTTTCATTGCTTCTCCTTTGGCGGGGCCGTAGCCCCGCGGCGGTTGGTTACATAGGGACTTCGTTCAACTCATCACGACGGATGTTGTAGACGTCTGTAGCTGCCTGTAACTGTTCTTCATGTGGCGCCAGAACGTGGGCGCCGTATTTATAGGCTTTGTCCAGTTCTTCCACGCTTGCGGCTTTGTTTGCCGCTTCGGTAAACGCAGCCAGCAGATCGTCAGGAGACCGCTCATCTTGGTTCACCGTCTTGATCTCTTTTTCTGGCTTCTTGCCGTTTATCAGGCTATTTACGCCGGCGGCACTGGTGGCGGGTGGGGTGACGTCGCGTTCAACGCGTGGTTGCGGCGCGTCGAATTCATCCGGCGTATACACACCGAGAATCACTTCAGGGCAGTACAGGCGCGCCCAGTATTTAACTGCCAGATAGGCGATCTGCTGTTTTGGATTTGTCGCCCACAGAGGTGAGTTTCGAATTGCTACGCTTGAAAGATAAACTGGTTCACCCCATGTTATTTCTTCTTCTCCCCGTAATACCGCGCCAACGCGGATGCTTAATCCAACTTCATCTTGATCACCCCACCCCCTAACACGTTCAACCTTGTCGTAAGTTCCGCCCCCTTTGGCGGGTTTTTTAACGGTGACCTCTTTAGAGGTGGTACATTTTGACCAGTCCCCGCTGTACTCGTAATGGAATCGTCCGCGAACAGCGTTTGAGCTGGTAACGACGGCATTAACAAGCTGAGCCTCATAACCAAGGGTGCCGTTTACAATGTGCGTTTTCTGGGCAACAGCGTATGGGTTCATACCCCATTGCATGGCTTGCATTACCACGGCCATACAGTCTGCGGGTTTGCCAACAAAGTGCGCGGGCACACTCACGACTGAATCAGCCATTAGATTGGCAAAGGATGTTAATTGCCCCAATGCCTGTGGATTGAAGACTGCGTTACTCGCGGTCATGGTTGAAGGCTGGTTGTTTACTTCAATCAGTTCGTTGCTCATGCGTATTGGTCCTGTTTGCGCGCCCATGCTGGACGCTGAATTTTTTCGACGCCGCCCCATTCATCGGTGATGCGGCACTGGTGATAGGTGTTCAGATCCCGGCGGTAGAGTCGGTGACCCTCGTCTACGTCTGCTGCGTCGAGTTCAAAAACGCGTACCGGGTAGCGGCCGCAGTCGATCGTATCGCTGACAGCCAGGAAGAAAAATCCGGGAGTTTCGCCGGTTACCTGCTGGAATCCATCGCGGTACATAGCATCCTGGACGTGATATCGGAATTCATCGATGTGGCGAGGGAAGCGATCCATATCGGCCACCTTTTTCACATCGATGATATAAGGGTGATCGCTGAGGTACCGGTCTGGCCGGCACCGGCACAACTCGCCGGTTTCCGGATCAGTCCAGTAAAATGACGACTCACAATGCCCATCAGCTTCGAGCATCCAACGCGCTGCGGGGTGAGCCATAACGCTGTCGCGCATTAACTGAAGTTTCCGGCCTTGCTCTGCGTCCATGACGGTTTTACCGGTATGCTCGCAGTCTTTCAGGAATGCCGCCTCGGCTTCCTTGCCGGCGGTGGTGCGCCGGTTAAATTCTGGCGCGATGATGAACCGCTTGCTGAATTCGTCCGGCTCAAGCAACTTGCAATGCAGCGCCGTTCCCATGTCCAGTGCTTTCAGCTTTTCAGTGTCGACAGGTGCCGCCTTGATCCACTGAAGCAGCGCCGGGTTCTTGGAGACCATATCCAGCTGAGACTTACTCACGCCGTCGCCGGCGTGGTAATCCTCGTTTGAAATGTCGTGATAGATACCTTGTTTCATCACGCCACCTCATCGAACTGGTGGCTCCGGCGGTAGATCTCCATTGCGCGCTGGCGCTTGACCAGTTCCGCTATGCAATCCCAAATAGCCGCACCTGCCATTTCCTGGTACTCCGTTGAGTCGGCGCCCAGGGCTAAAACCTCCGGGTCAAAGTCCTGTGGTAGGTACTTGCTGATGAAAGCGGTGAAGCCGTGGATCGGCACATTCTTATCCAGCGCCTCAACCTCTGCATAAACTGCTTCGTTGTCATGCTCCGTGAAGCCGGCAACGATCTTTTCAATATCGATAGCATGTTGTGCGTTCATATTTACGCTCCGATCCGGTTGGCGGTATCGATCGCTAACCGTGTTGTAAATGCCCAGTGCAGGGCTTCATTGAAATCTGCAAACCGCCAACTGACACAGCCGCAGACGGTCACGCAGAAAATCCCGTTGATGGTTTGAGAAATCATTATTAATCCTTTAAATTACCTATTGGGTAATTATTGGTGACATGAAAGCACCTAACCATGTTCTGCTCGGTATTCTTCTAAAATACAGAGCACATCAAGCTGAGTACCGGCGGGAAGGATATAGGCTGTTTGTCCGTCGATTTCACGGACTTCGGCCTGCGCCAAGATCGTGACGAGCTTGCGTGACTTTGGCGCGCTGAATTTAGGTGCGATAAAGGATTTCGTTACTTTCTTCTTGCCCGCGGCTTTGGCCTTTTCGAAGTCGCCAGCCAGTACTTTGCCGGCTTGATCGCCATGCTCTTTTACGCGCTCAACAGCAGCATCTACAGCAACGGCGCCATCTTTTACCAGCGTTTGAACATCGTGATTTGCCTGTGTTAGGGCAAGCAGCTTATCGACCGTGGCGCGACTCTTGCCGACCAACCCGGCGATCTCATCTGGTGACAGGTTAAAGCCTGCGAGTTCTTTAACTACCTGCGATTGCTCGTATGGAGTAAGCGCCAGCTGGCTATTGCTGTTCATGATGCGGGCTATGCGCTCCACGTCGCTACCAGTGAAAGGCAGAATGGCTATCCACTCAACGGGCTTTCCCGCGTCACGGCAGCGTAAATACGCGCGGTGCCGGCGGTGTCCCTCAACAATCCAAACGCCGCCTTCATCGCGTGGTCGTACTTCAAGCGGAGGAACCGGCTTTCCTGATGACAGATGATTAAACAGGTCATCATCAGCGGATTGTGTGCGCTCATCGTCTACGCGCTTGTTAAAACCTTCCTGGACGTGAATATCGCCCAGCTTTATGAACATCCCGGAGTCAGTACGCTTCAGCGTTCCGTTGTTCTTCATCTGTTTAAAAGAGTTTGCCATTAATTGCCTCTCTCTGTTTAACCTCAGCACACTGAGGTTTTATAGATATGGGGTGATCACCGCATCATCGCGGTGCCTCAATTCCTGCCTGATTGTTAAAGAGCATCATTACCAGATTGGTAACTTCTTGAGGTAATAATCGACCGTAAAAGGATTGATGTCAATAGTCAGCAATAGAAAAAGTTACCCAAAAGGTAATTATTATTGGCATGAGAAACCGCCGCATGGCGGTAACTTGTTGTCATGAAATGGGATTGTCTTGTTAGATTCGCGCCTGCTGCATCACGAACTCAATGAACGATTCGATCTTGGCTTTATCTTCTGCCGGCAACTGCGCGTATTGTGATCGATCATAATTAATCAGGGTAGGATCTTTCGGCTTCAGCAGCAGCTCATAGCCGCGGCGCCCGAACGCACCGGCGATCGCTTCCAGGCTGTTGATTGTGATATTGCCTTCACGGCTCAGCACCCGGTTAACAGTAGACTGGCCAACGCCGGCAGCGGCGCCAACTTTAGCCTGGCTGGAAAGCTCGCGGTTGTTGCTCATCCACAATTCCAGATTACTCGCCACAATGGCACCGACTTCGGTTTCCTCTTGCACCGCTTCGGCGCCGGCAGCCATTGCCATCATGTGATCGCGGTCCAACCAAAACTTAGGCTTATTCGCTGCAACTTCAAGCTTTCGCGCCACTGAGTCGCCGATCGTCTTGTGGTTTTTGTCTGTCGCCGGCTTCAGCCAACGGCTGATCACGTTGGCATTAATCTCCAGCCGTTCCGCCAGGCGTACTTGTCGGCCATCGAAATCACGGTTGATGATGTCGCGGAGGTTCTCGCGGCGGATGTCGTTAATGCTTTTCATAGTGGTTTCACAGTCCCTTGAATAGGTTGTTGCATGTATTTAAAACAAAATTACCTAAATGGTAAACGAACCGGAAAGGTAACAAACTTGCGAAATGGCACCATTTAGGTAATTATCTGCACGATCAAACATTGAAATGAGGCAGGATATGGAGCCGTTTAACTTCAAACAATTCTGGCTGGGGATGAGCAAAGACGAGCGCGATGCGTTTGCAGAAGAAGCCGGCACCACCGCGCTTTACATCATGACGCATACGCAAAGGAAGACGCGAATGCCGAAGAAAAAGTTCATTGATCAGCTGTTTAAGGCATGCAAGAAAAGAAAGCCGAATTTGACTAAGCAGGAGCTGGTGCTGTTCTTCTACTGATTCACCACCACCACACCAAGGGTCGCTATCGCGGCCCTTTTTTATTTCCCCACGGCTCTGGTAACAAAAATCTATTTATGGTTGATCTATTTTTGTGTTACCGCTAATCTCTATCACATTCATACACGAAAAGAGGTGGAGGACGTGAAAATTATTACCAGGACGGAGGCCGCAAAGTTAGGCCTCACCAAATACTACACCGGCGTCGCCTGCCGCAATGGGCATGTATGCGAGCGTTACACGGTGAACGGGGCGTGCGTGGAGTGCAATGCCATCCATACAAAGGCACAGCGTCAGCGGATCAGGGAAATGATTACGCTTGCCAAAGAGAGTGGCGAGGTCGCCCATGCGTGATTACGGCAAGGTGCACACGTCATTTTGGTCCAGCGATGACATGCGCCACTTGTCAGACGATGCAAGATTGCTGGCGCTGTATCTGTTGACCGGGCAGCACACAAACATGATCGGCTGCTTCCGACTCCCGGATGGATACATAACCGAGGATGTTAATTGGCCAATAGAAAGGGTTTCGAAAGGGTTACTGGAACTGTCTCAAAGGGGTTTCATAACCCGAAATCCAAAGAGCAAATGGGTGTTCATCACAAATTTTATGAGATGGAACACCATCGACAACGTCAACCAGGCAGTTGCGGCCCTGAAATTGTTCGGTCAAATACCTGATGACTTCGAAGCAAAGCCAGCAATGGCGCGGGTTTTCATTGAATTTATGACACCAATATCAGAGCACAAAAATGCGGAAAAAATAAAGGGTTGGGAAACCCTTTTGAAACCCTTCGCAAACCTTTCCGTAACCAGTAGCAGTAGCAGTAGCAGTAGCAGTAGCAGTAGCAGTAGCAGTAGCAGGATAAACCCCCACTCTGACGCGCGTGAAGAAAATTCGGCTCCACCTGAAGAACTGGATTCACCACCGTTCCCATTAAACGGGAATAACTTTGGAAAGTTTCAGATGGTGGAAGGTTGGACGCCTGGCCCCGACTTTGCGAAAAGCGCAGCACTTTGGGGGAGATCAATCGGGAATGGATATTCACAGCCAGAGCTGGCCGAGTTTGTAACGTATTGGATCGCTGAAGGGAAAGTGTTTCAGCAAGCTCAATGGGAGCAGAAGTTTGCTCAAAGCATCGTGAAGCGTAGAGCTATCGAATCAAAATCTGGAGGCAATGATGGACGAATTCAACAAGGCGCCAATACAGGCGGCAGAGCTGTCGAGAGAATACGGGCAGCAATCGCTGCTGAGCGCCAGCGAGAAGGCATACCACCTGTGGGAAATGATGGGCGAGATGTATTCGGATCGGTGGGTGGCAAAGAACGGGACGATGCCATCATTGACCTGGAAAGCAGCGATTGGCGGGCTGAGTGAAAAGCAAATGTCTGGAGTAATGGATGCATGCATTGCTCGTTGTCTGGCGGGTAATTCATGGCCTCCTGATTTGGCAGAGTTCATCTCCATGGTCTCATCGGTATCAGCAGAGCAAAACCCGTTTGGTATTTCTCTGCAGGATATATCTACGGAATTTCGTTGGTACTGCCGGGATCGCGGTATGTACGACAGCGCTGAGCTTTTCCCTTGGTCGCATCCGGTTTTGTATTGGATATGCACCGACGTAAGGCAGCGCATGATCCAGTATCGCCTGACAGAAATGGAAGTTGAAAAGGCACTTAAACAACAGCTTGAGCACTGGTGCCAGAAGGTAGCGAACGGTGGTGAGGTTCCAAGGCCAACAATGCGGTTACAGGACAAGACGAGACCACGCCCTGCATGGATGGATTTATACAAACCAAAACCGAATACGAATTGAAATGCTGAAATTCCTGCGTCTACGGTGGCTAGATTGCGTTAAGTGCCATGAAGGCATGTAACGAGATGGGTTAAGCCAGAAAATCGATTGTAAGGCCGTACAGAGAGTTTTAGTGCATGTGCGATTTGTGAGGGCAATCGCTATTTTTTAGTTGCAAATAATTACCTAATTGGTAATGATTACCTAAAAGGTGATTTAAGGAGTGAGCAGTGAAGCGAGTTGTAAACCGTTCCTTTGCCCTTGGCCGCCTTAAGACAGGGCAGATGAATAAGACCGAAGAGGCGTATTTCTCTGAACTCAATACGCAGAGGTCATCTGGCCTGATCGCCTGGTTCAAGTTCGAAGGAGTAAAGCTCCGCCTGGCAGATAACACGTTTTACACGCCTGATTTCGCAGTGATGCGCGCAGACGGAACGATGGAACTGCATGAGGTGAAAGGATTTTGGACTGACGACGCCAGGGTAAAAATCAAAGTCGCCGCGGATATGTACCCATTCAGGTTTATCGCGCTCAAGGCCAAAAGCAAAAAGGCCGGCGGTGGCTGGCAGCAAGAGGAGTTTTAACGATGGACAACATCGACGATGCAAACGAGCGCTCAGCCACATACCTGCAGGCGCAGATCGATGCAGTAACCAAAAAGTCATCACTGCCGGCGGCGCATGAATGCGACGAGTGCGGCGAAGAAATCCCAGAAGCACGGCGCAGAACCGTGCCAGGTGTCCGGCTCTGCATCGACTGCAAAGAGCTGGAAGAACTGAACCAACGTACACACAGGTAAGGATTTGATAATGAAAAATATCGTTGAAAATCAAGGTATAAAAACTGATAAGCCGTTGCCTATGAGTTATGAGGCACTGAAGGCTGAGCGCGATGCGCTGGCACAACGGGTTGAGATGTTGGCTCAAAATCTTGGAAATGCAATCTGGGGTGAGCAGGAAGCATTGCAGCGAGTTAATGCGCTGGCTGTGGAGAATGCGGCGCTGAAGGATGTGTTGGAAAGCATCTGCTGCCGAGAAAATGAGCCTGAATACCATGATTGCGGCATGGGATGTGGCCTGGAAGACCGTGGAATAACCGACCGCTATGCAGCTATGGCTCATGGTTGGGAGTCAGCTATGGAGCGGGTTTATGAAGAAGTTATCCCGTTCATTGAGGATCTGCCAGAAACCCCGGCCACTGACGCAGCACTTGCAGCTATCCAGGCGCAGGGAGTGGAGAAGTTCGCTGATGACCTTCACAAGGTCGCAATGTCTTTGTGCGCGGTCAAGCCGGACAACACCACCCCAGGCGCTTACGCGGGAATGGCTCGCTCGTTCGCTAAGAAGCTGAGGGAGGCCAAATGAGCGCACTAAGCAAGCACCACAAAGAGCTGAATGCTGAAGGTGTTGGAAAGTGTTCTGTTCCAATGTGGAGCGGCGGCGGCCCGGCAGGCTTCTGCGATGAGCCAGCCTATGGCCTGCCATTGCCGCGTGAATATGTAGAAAACCGATTCACTGGCCAGCGTCGCTACCTGACCCCAGGTTATGACGGTTATGTGCCAGGGCTTGCTTGTCCATGTCATGGAGGCCCGAAAAAACCATGAATAAATGGATATGGCCTATCAGCAAGTTCTGGACGTTCACTCCGCATGGCTGGGTTCTGGCTGCTATCTGGAATGTCTGCGAACTGCTGCAAATCAGGATGCCTTATGCGGGGAAAGCATTTGGCGTAATCATCGGAAAGAAATGTAACAAGTCAGTGCGGGAGGCCAAATGAAAGAGCGCCCAGTGATGCAGCAACAAGCCCAATACCCTGGCGGCTTTGACAGCCTGGAAATCCGCAAGCTGTTAGATGGCCTTGTGTCGGCGCACATCTCCGCCGCTATTGCCGGTGAAAAGATGAAGACAGCCGACCGCAATCGCGACTTGGCCACCATCAAGGAAAGCATCGTAAGTGCCGCTCACCTGGTTCGCTCGATTATTGAAGAGCGAGAAGGCGTCTGGTTGATTGGCTCCAATGCCGCTGAGACTTACGAATGCGAGGTGCGTGATGCCAGCAAATGAACTAAATCCACAGAGGGCTGAGGCCCAGGAGAAAGCACAATGAAAAACAATATCGTAATTACAGGTCGTGCATTCGTTGAATTTCGCCGCGTAATCAGCGGGCTCGATAACACTGAAACCAGAGAGATTATCAACAGCCACGATTTGGCAGCTCAACAGGTCGATCTTGAGCATTGCCATACCATTGTGGAAATCAACGACATTGACATTGAGGTAAATCCGCAATGACTAATCTGAGTGAACTTAGCAAGCCGGTGATGTATGTCGTGCGCACCCTAGACGGTAGCGTGGCGTCGGTAAAATCGCATAGCTACACCGCGCCAAAGGGATTCACAAGCGAGCCCCTCTACTCGCAAGAGTACGTCTCCGCCCTGACACAACGCATCGCCGAGCTGGAGGCCATCCGGGCAGCAGCTGAAAAACTGGTGCGCTGCAAGGGTCGCTACCACAGCGAACAAAACTACCTAGCCTTGGCCGCGCTGTTTGGCGTTACCACTCCTGACCTCCAACCGGCTGACGGGGATAGCGAGGCGGTAATCGCTGAATTACGTGCCAAGCTGGCTACGCCGGTGCGGTTGAGCCAGCGATACGAAACCGCCGGGTATTGCATTGATGAGCATTACTGCCAAGAAGCCGCGGATGGGGATTATCTCGATCGCGATGAGTTGATCGCCTCGTTGCATGAGCAGGGCTTCACCGTAGAGGGAGAGGATGCATGAAAGAAGAACTGTATGACCTGGCTGACCACATAGCTAGATCTAAAGGCGCTTTGCCGCTGGTGTGGCAGGATTGGGCAAGCGAAATTGAAATGGCTATCCGCAAACTGGCTAACCGGGAGGCGCAGCCGTCAATTACCGATGAAGCCATAGACAGAATCGTAGTGCCTCTGAGCCCTGACGGGCTTGATGAAGAAAAGCACCATTGCGAATGGCACTTGTATCATGACCGAGAGCGTATTCGAAAAGAGCTGCGTGAATACTTCGCCGCCCCTCCAGCGCCAGCAGTGCCGGAAAGGCTGCCGTGTCCCGTGCATCTGCTGCCGGGGTTAAAGTTTGGCGAAGGGGTTCCAACGCGCAGCATGCTTGATGCTCTTGTTCGCCGGGCAGAGTATGAGGCCGAGCTTGAGGCTATGACACCAGAGCAAAGGGCTGAAAACGATGCGCGGTTAGAAAAGCTGAAAGCGTTGATTCCCCAGCCGTCACTGCCAGGGATTATTACAGCATCAATGGCAGAAGAAAAAGCATTCCGGCTTGGCGCTGTTCTAAATAGCGCCGAAGCTGAGCAATTCGCTGAAGGCTGGAACGCCTGCCGCGCCGCAATGCTCCAACCTGTAAGCCAGGGTTACACGTTGCCAGAGGGATTCAAGCTGGTGCCGGTAGAGTCAACTGACGCATGGGCTGAACGTTACTGCGAATTGACAAACAAGCACCCAGATGGCGGGCTGACGACATATATCGGTGACGGCACTGTAACAATCACGTTCCGCGAAAAGTCCAAACGCGAAATTGACGCAATGCTGGCAGCAGCGCCGGAGGGTGGGAATGGCTAAGAGCGACGAACAACGCAAGGCTGACGCACGCGACCGCAAGCGCGCCCAGCGTCAACGCGAAAGAGAAGCGGCGAGCAGCGCCGCTGTAAGCGGCCGACACCGGATTACGTTCGAGGTTAGCGATCACATCTTCGAACAGATCAAGGCCAACTGTAGTGCGCGTCGGCCGGGGAAAGAGCCGTACAGCGTCGATGAATATTTCGAATTGCTGGCGGTGCAGGACATCAATCAACTGAAGCGACAGCTTGCGGAACTGGCCAGCCATAAATGCCAGTGCGGTGAATCCATGCCTGGACCTGCCGGCGGGTGTTACCGCAACGGAGAAGCGGCGTGCGGTCAGACACAGATCTGGCGAGAGCTGATGCTAAAGACGCTGTAACCGGAAGCGGAAAATTTGACTCATCTGGTCTAAAATATTACTGTTCATGCATACAGTATTTTCGGGTGAGTTATGAGCAAGAAAGCAGACATTTATCAGGTGGTCTACAGGGGGGAGTGGCTGCAGCAGTTTGTTCCAGGTGGATGGGTTTTCTTTCAACGTAATATCGAATATGGCGGTGGCTATTGGCTTGGCAGGACATACGAGAATGTCTTCATGATCGAGTATGAGCGGCCGGTTTCGCTTAACGAGGGCATCCAGTTTATCCTTGCGATAATGGCGATAGAGCGCAACTCTCCGACATTTGATGATGACTTCGAGCTAGTGTGACGTGTCACACAATAAAGCGTGACAATGGAATAAGGTCACACACGATAATAACCGCCGCTTGGCGGTTTTTCACTGCGTGTTATGATATTACCCAGGAGGTAATTTTTATGGCGAGAGACGGTAAGCTTAACGCGCAGATGGAACGCTTCTGCCAGGAATACATCAAGAACCCGGACAACCAGACCGCGGCGGCGGCGGCGGCCGGTTATAAGAATGCGTCCGTGTCGGCGTCCCGCAATATGGACAACCCGAAGGTGCAGGAGCGCATCGCGGAGCTGATGAAGCATCGTAATAAGCGCACCAAGATAGGCGCTGACTACGTTCTCAAGCGGCTGGTGGAAATCGATGAGTTAGACCTCGCCGATATCATGAACGATGATCTGACGCTGAAGCCGCTGAGCGCGTGGCCGAAGGCGTGGCGACAATTCCTGTCCGGCGTGAAGGTGGCGGAACTGTTCGAAGGCCAGGGCGATGACAAGCAGATGATCGGCGTGCTCAAGTCAATCAAGTGGCCTGACAAAGTGAAGAACCTCGAGCTGATTGGTAAGCATGTCGATGTTCAGGCATTCAAAGACCGGATGGACGTCAATGTTAACGTGACCCTGGCCGATCGTATGGCCAACGCCCGCCGGCGCGCACTGGAGAAAAACACCAAGTGAGTGATGATGAAGAGCTACTCGAGCAGCAGCTTGTTGAGGATATCGCCAGCTTCACGCATGACCCTCACGGCTACGCGCTCTATGCGTTCCCGTGGGGCGAGGAGGGAACCGAGCTGCACGACTCCGCTGGGCCGCGTCAATGGCAGGGTGAAGCATTTGATGAGATCGGCGCCCACCTTCAAAACCCAGCTACCAGGCACCAACCGCTGCTAATCTGCCGCGCTTCAGGCCACGGCATCGGCAAGTCTGCCTGGATCTCTATGCTGGTTAAGTGGGGCATGGACACCTGCGAAGACTGCAAGGTAGTGGTGACCGCCAACACCGAGAACCAGTTACGCACCAAGACATGGCCGGAGATCGCAAAGTGGCAGCGCCTATCCATCACCAGCGACTGGTTTAACTGCACTGCTACCGCTATCTATGCCAATGACCCAGCGCACGCGAAGTCGTGGCGAGCTGACGCCGTACCGTGGTCAGAGAACAACACGGAGGCATTCGCCGGCCTACACAACAAGGGAAAGCGCATCATCCTGATTTTCGATGAGGCATCCAACATTGCCGATCTGGTGTGGGAGGTTGCTGAGGGCGCGCTGACGGATGAAGGGACAGAGATTATCTGGGTGGCTTTCGGGAACCCGACGCGGAACATGGGGAGATTCCGTGAGTGCTTCCGCAAGTATCGCCACCGCTGGAAGGGCAAGCAGATCGACAGCCGCACAGTGGAAGGAACCAACAAAGAGCAGATCGCTAAATGGGAAGAGGACAACGGCGAGGATAGCGACTTCTTCAAAGTGCGCGTGCGCGGGATATTCCCTGACGCCTCGGAGACACAGTTTATCCCAACAGGCCTAACTGATGCAGCGCTGGCGAGGGTGGTTACCGAGCGCGATGTAGCGCACGCCCCGACAATCATCGGTGTCGACCCTGCATACTCCGGCGCCGACGACGCGGTGATCTACATGCGGCGCGGGCTACATGCGAAGCTTCTCTGGCGTGGCAATAAAACCACCGATGACCTTATCATGGCCAAACGCATTGCTGACCTCGAAGACCAGTATCACGCTGATGCTGTGCATATCGACTTTGGCTATGGCACTGGCCTGCACTCAATTGGTAGCGGATGGGGGCGTTCATGGACGCTGGTGCCATTCGGTAGCGCATCTAGCGACCCGCAGATGCTGAATAAGCGCGGTGAGATGTACAACAACGCTAAGGCCTGGCTAAAGCTCGGCGGCGCGCTGGATGAGCGCGAGACAGCAGAGGATTTATCAGCGGCTGAGTACAAAGTTAGGACGGATGGCAAGATAGTGCTGGAGCCGAAGGAAGATATTAAGGAGCGACTCGGTCGCTCCCCGGGTTGTGGTGATGCCTTCGTGCTGACGTTCGCGTATCCGGTGACTAAGCGCCAGCACGCATTGCCCGGCGAGATGCGCGGCGGGGCGATAACAGATTATGATCCCTATGCGTGATGCTTTTTCAGAATATCGAACTACCTCAGAAATTCAGGTAGTTGCCATAAAAAAAGCCCGCGGAAGCGGGCTAAATCCTACACACAGCATTCCAGGTTGATAACGGTCACGGCTATTGGTTGTGGTGGCCGGCGCTGATCTCCGGCATGAGGCACCAAGTCATACCATCCCGCACGCAACGCATTGCGATATAGGTCAGTCTTTCAGGTAGCAGTTAAGCACACTGTATCTAAGCAGCGCATCAGCCTGCGCATTCACCACAACGGAAAGAGCACTAACCCCAATGACCAGCCGGAACTATCCTGGATTACCAAGCCAATGCTCTTACCTGTTGAACCATCGAGAGCACCGATACCAGTTTTATACTGTGTAGAGTGATAGAAGCTGGCTCGGCCTATGCTCTCAATGATTACCATAAAGGTAATTTGTTTTGATTATGACGTCAACAAATTAGTCAAAATAATTCTCATGTGGTTTAATTGGTAATTATTTGGGAGGGTTACGCGCATGTGCATGAGTACGCCGAAGGTTTCAACGCCACCGCAGCCACAGGCAGCGCCGCAAGCGCAGGATGCTGCAGTGATTGATGCTGCCGATAAGGACAAGGCTCGGCGCCGTGCAGCCGCTGGCCAACAGTCGACAATCCTTACCGGTGCGCAGGGCGCCACTGGCCAGGCCAGCACCACCGGCAAAACTCTGTTGGGTGGCTGATCATGGCTGAGCAGGAGTCCCGCAAGCAGTTTCTGGAAAAGCAGCTGTCTCAGCTCGTAACCGCACGGGCATCGTATGACTCGCATTGGAAAGAGCTGAGCGATTTCATTCTGCCAAACTGCGGGAGATTCCTGACAACCGACGCCGGGCGCAACAATCGCAACACCAAGGTTGTTGACCCAACCGGCGGGCTTGCTTCGCGTACTCTTGAATCTGGCATGTTGTCCGGTATCACTAGCCCGACGCGCCCGTGGTTTTCTCTGAGCACTCCCGACAAGCAATTGATGGATAGCTGGCCGGTCAAGATGTGGCTCTCTCAAGTCGTTGAACTGATGAACGACGTGATGAACAAATCGAACTGGTACCAGTCGCTGACTGTTCTCTATCGCTACCTGGGCACGTTTGCCACCGGTGCTATTTCCATACTGGAAGATGACGAAGACGTGATCCGCACGCATGTGCTGCCGATTGGGAGTTACTACATCTCGAACAGCGATCGCCTGCAGGTTGATACTGTTTTCCGTAAGTTCTCCATGACCTGCCGCCAGCTGGTGACCAAGTTTGGAAAGGAGAACGTGAGCGATGCCGTGGCATCCGCCTGGGATAACGGTTCGTTTGAAACGTGGTTCGAAGTCGTGCATGCCGTATTGCCGAACACCAACCGGGACACCGGAAAGCTGAACGCGAAGAACAAGCGTTTCAGCTCGATTTATTACGAACCAGGCGGCTCCGGCGACAAGCTGCTGAGCGAGTCTGGTTTCGATGAAATGCCGATACTGGTGCCGCGCTGGGACATCAACGGCGAGGATGCTTACGGATCATCGTGCCCAGGCATCCTTGCGTTGGGCGGCGTTAAAGCGTTGCAGCTTCAGCAGAAGCGCAAAGACCAGGCGATCGACAAGCTGGTTAACCCGCCAATGATGGCGCCAAGTTCGATGAAGAATGAACGCCTGTCGTTGCTGCCTGGCGATGTTTCCTATTACAACGGCGCCGGCGACACGGCTGGATTCAAACCGGTTTACGAGATCAACCCCCGCATTCAGGAGCTGCTCGGCAGTATTCAGGACGGTCGCCAGCTTGTTAATGAGTGCTACTTCGTTCCTCTGTTCAACATGTTCAGCAACGTAAACACCCGCAGCATGCCGATCGAAGCGGTCAACGAGATGCGCGACGAGAAGATGCTGCAGATTGGCCCGGTACTCGACCGCCTGAATGATGAGCTGCTGGACCCGGCCATAGACCGGATCTTCAACATCATGATGCGCCGCGGCATGTTGCCACCGCCTCCGGACGAACTGCAGGGGCAGCCTCTGCGTGTGGAATACACCAGCGTGATGGCGCAGGCGCAGAAGTCTGTTGGCATCGGCTCTATTGAGCGCTTTGTCGGATTCATCGGGAATATGGCTGCGGCAGGGTTCCAGCAGGCCGCTGACAAGCTTGATGTTGACCAGGCGATCGATGAATACGGCGACATGCTTGGCGTTCCTACGACGATCACCAAGTCCGACGAGCAGGTGCAGGCAGAACGCGAGCAGCGCGCGCAGCAGCAACAGGCAGCGCAGAGCTTGCAGATGGGCGCCGGTGCCGCGGATATCGCGAAGACTCTCAGCCAATCAGGAACTGCAGACCCTAACTTACTGACCAGCATTCAGCAGGCTATGCAGCAAGGCCAGGGGGCGCAGCAATGATGACTCGCGAGCAGCTTCAGCAACGCCACGCTGACGACGTGAAGAAGGTGATGGCAACAGAGAGTGGCCGCCGTTTTGTATGGGGGATTCTCGATCAGGCTGGTGTGTTTCGTATCTCATTCACCGGCGAGGTCAACAGCACAATTTTCAATGAAGGTAACCGCAATTCAGGGCTGGCGTTATTCAACGACGTGTTGAAGTTCTGCCCTGAACTGTACCTAAAGATGGCCGCCGAGGCCGAGAAAGACAGAGAGGCTAATCATGGCAACACAACGCCAGAAAGTGATCCGGAATGACGGCGGCATGCAAGTCGTTAAGGTTCTGAGCGGCGGTGGTTCCTCCGTTGCATGGGGTGATATCACCGGTAAACCAACCACATTTGCACCGCCGCCGGCAACTGCTTCGGTAGTCGGCGGCGTCAAGCAGGCTGCAACACAAGCTAACTCAACCGCAACAGATGCGGCCGGGTTGGTAACTGACTTTAATGCTCTGCTGGCCAAGTTGAAGGCCGCGGGGATCATGGCTTAAGAGGCAACGCATGAACTTGTTCGAACGTTTGATGCATCGCCGCCTGTGTTCTGAAGCTCCGCCTGAAGGTGGTGATGGTGGCGCACCGGCGGCAGCGGATACCCCAGCGGGCGATGCTCCGCAGGCAGGCAGCGCAGATCAACCAGCAGGCGAAGATATGCCAGCTGACGATAAGCCTGCAGACAGCCCTGATGAAGACAAGGCCGACAAGGAAAGCGGCGACAAGAGTGATAAGAAAGATAAGCCAGCTGCGCCCGAAAAATATGAGTTTTCGGCGCCGGAAGGCCAGGAACTGGATGCCAATGCTCTGGCTGTGTTTGAGCCGATCGCCAAAGAGCTGGGGTTGAGCCAAGAGCAGGCGCAAAAGCTGGTCGACATCTACCCGCAGATCCAGCAGCAGCAGGCAGAAGCCTGGAGCAAACAAGTTGCTGATTGGGGTGAGCAGGTCAAGGCTGACAAAGAAATCGGCGGCGACAAGTTCAACGCCAGTGTAGGCGCCGCACAGCGCGCGCTGGATCAGTTCGGCAACACAGAGTTGCGCGAATACCTGAATGCGAGCGGCCTGGGTAATCACCCGGCACTGGTTCGCTTCTGTGCAAAAGTCGGCAAGGCGATGGCTGAAGATACCTTCGTCGTGCCAAATCAAGGCGGTCAGCGTAGCGCGGCCGACATTCTCTACGGCAAGAAGGAGTAACACCGAATGGCTATTAAAAGCACCAACGCGCTGACGCTGGCAGACTGGGCAAAGCGCACTGATTCTGATGGTAAAGTGCCAACCATCGTAGAACTGCTGTCGCAAACCAACCCTGTGTTGACCGATATGCTGTTTGTTGAAGGCAACCTTCCAACTGGCCACCGCACTACCGTGCGCACCGGTCTGCCTGCAGCAACCTGGCGCCTGCTTAACTACGGCGTTCCATCAAGCAAATCAACCACGGCACAGGTAACAGACAGCACTGGCATGCTGGAAACCTATGCTGAGATCGATAAATCCCTGGCTGATCTGAATGGCAATACGGCAGAGTTTCGCCTGTCTGAAGATAATGCCTTCCTGGAGGCAATGAATCAGACGATGGCAGAAACCATCTTCTATGGTGACACGCGTATTAACCCTCAGCGATTCACCGGCCTGTCGGCACGTTATAACGACAAGTCTGCCAAGAACGCGCAAAACATCGTTGATGCCGGCGGCACTGGGTCAAACCTGACCTCTGTATGGCTGGTGGTTTGGGGTAGCAATACCGTTCATGGAATTTTCCCCAAAGGGCAGAAAGCAGGTCTGAGCCATCAAGACCTTGGCGAACAAACCCTGAAAGATCCGAATGGCGGCCAGTATCAAGGCTATCGAACCCACTACAAGTGGGACAATGGCCTGACTGTTCGCGACTGGCGTTATGCCGTTCGCATTGCCAACATCGATACCACCAAGCTGGGCGCCGACGACGGCCCGAATCTGGCCAAGCTGATGGTGCAGGCTTTGCACCGCATCCCTAACCTGCAGATGGGTAAGGCTGTGTTCTATATGAACCGCGATGCAGCTGAATATCTGGACATTCAGGCAACTGAAAAAGCCTCTCTGGCGATCAGCGTTAAAGAAACCGAAGGTGTGTGGTGGACTTCGTTCCGCGGCGTGCCAGTGCGTACCTGCGATGCTCTGCTGAGCACTGAATCACAGGTTCAATAATCCCTGCTGAGCCGCCGGGTGCGGCTCTCCTTTCTCACTGATGGAGAGACAAAATGATCCTCGACTATCTGAATATGTTCTCGCAGGCGCAGGCTGTTACGGCAACCGCACCTTCTACTGACGTTATCGACCTCGGGCCGCTGTATGCCGGCAATGATGTACGCGATATCGGTCCTGGCTACCCGGTTGAGTTCCTCGCCCAAGTGGCTTCCACTGCCGCAGCTGGCGGTTCCGCTACCGTAACGATCAGTCTGCAAACCTCCAAGACCAGCGATTTCGCCAGTGCAACCACGTTGCTGCAGACCGGTGCAATCGCAGTTGCTGACCTGAAGGTTGGTTATCGCTATGTGGCCACTGTTCCACATGGTGTGCAGCGTTATCTGCGCGTCAACTACGCCGTGGCTACGGGGCCACTGACCGCAGGTGCATTCACTGCAGGCCTGCTGTTGGATGCCGATGCAAATCGTACCTACGCAAGCGGCTTCAAAGTAGGAGTGTGACATGTCACAAACGAAAATGTACCGCGTCACACGGAAGTCATTCATCAACGGGCATCTGCTGGAAGAGGGCGACACAATCGAATACGGCGGCAGGGCTGGCGACAACCTGCAGCTGATCGATGGTGATGGCAATCTGCTGGATGAGGGCGGCGGCGACAGCGACGACAGCGCGAAGCTGGCCGCGCTGCAGCAGCAGTATGAAGAAATCTTTGGCACCAAGCCGCATCACAAAGCGGGTATTGCCAAATTGTCAGAAGAAATTGAAGCCAAGCGCAAAGAGTTAGGCATCAACTAACAGAGGGGCTTCGGCCCCTTTCTTTCCTGGAGTCCTCGCATGAAAACCGTAAACCTCAAGATCGGCACAGACACCTACGAAAGCGAAGGCGGAAAGCCGGAGACTCGCGACGAATATCCGTGGGGGCTTCGCTTCACGCTGAACAATGACACATTGGAAAAGCTGGGGATCCCACTGCCAAAGGTTGGCGAGTCATTGACCATCGGTGGCCTGGCTAAAGTGCTGTCTGTCTCTACGCGCACAGAAGGTGACAAAGCCGAAAGCAGCGTTGATCTGCAATTTACTGATATTGGCGTAGAGCCGGCGGCCGCGCCGCAGCGTTCTGCTGCTGACACACTTTATGGCGATGCAGGAGGTGAGTGATGGCATCCGTTATCCAGGTCTGCAACGTGGCGCTTGGGCGACTTGGCAACAGCCGAGTGATTGCCAGCCTTACGGAAAAGAGCAAAGAAGCGTCGGTGTGCTCGCTGTTTTATGAAGACTGCCGCGACGCAGTACTGGCTGATTTCCCTTGGAGGTTCGCAACAAAGCGCGTGGCGCTCGCCGATCTGGATATCGAACAGCCTGATTGGCAATACAGTTACCGCTACCCGGTGGACTGCCTGCGCATTGTTGCGATCGTCTCTCCAGACGGTGAGCGCTTTATTACGCCAGAAAAGCGCGTGCCGTATGAAGTTGGTTCTGATGAGAATGGCACCGGCCGCTTGATATTGACTGACCTTCCTAAAGCATGGCTTCGCTATGTCACGCGCGTAACCGACCCCAACATGTTTGACGCAGAATTCCGCGATGCGCTTAGCTGGCGCCTGGCCGCCGAAATCAACATGCAGATCACTGGCGATGCCAGTCTCGGTAATCGCGCCGAGCAGAAATACCAACTCACCATTTCATCTGCGTCAACGCTGAGCATGAATGAAACCCAGGAGCCGCCGGCGCCGTGGTCTGAGGTTTCCGACGCGAGGGCATCATAATGACAACCAGCCTCATTCAACCCTCCTTTGCTGGTGGCGAGGTATCGCCAAGCCTTTACGGCCGCGTTGACCTGGAGAAATACCAGACGTCACTGCGCCGCTGCCGTAACTTCATCGTGCGCCAATATGGCGGTGTTGAGAACCGGCCGGGAACGCGTTATGTGGCACCGGCAAAGTTTACCGATCGCAAGTGTCGCCTGATCCCGTTCCAGTTCAACACGGAGCAGACCTATGTGCTCGAGGTCGGCGATCATTACTTCCGCGTGTTTATGGATGGCGCACAGGTTGTCTACTCATCCGGCGCCAGTGTCGGCCAGCCTGTCGACGTAACAACGCCGTGGGCCGCTGCAGATATCGACTTACTGAAATACACGCAGAGCGCAGACGTGATGACAGTTTGCCACCCGAACTACCCACCTATGGAAATCCAACGCTATGCGCACGATGACTGGCGCACTGCAGAGGTGGCCACAGTCAGCGGTCCATTTGCTAACGTGAACATTGACGAGTCGATCACTGTCTACGCCAGCGCGACAAGCGGAACGGTAGACCTTACAGCCAGTTCATCGATCTTCAAAAGCTGGCATGTTGGCAAGTTATTCTACATGGAGCAGAAGAACGTCGACACGGTCGGGCGTTGGGTTACCGGTGAGCAAGTTAGCGTTGGGAATATCTGCCGATACCAGGAGAACTATTATCGTTGCGTTGATGCCGGCGAGCGAGGGCATACTGGCCCGGTGGCGCCAACTCATACAACTGGTGATAGTTGGGACGGCTGGGCTGTAGCCGGTTCTGATGCCTATGGCGTCAAATGGCGTTATTTGCATTCCGGCCGAGGTATTTGCCGCATTACGGCCGTAAGCGGAGACGGGATGACCGCCACTGCCGAAGTGGTGATCCGCAAGGATGGAGAGATTGAGCTACCCGGCCAGGTGGTGGGCGCCGAGTCAGCAACATACAAGTGGGCGCATTATGCCTGGAATGGTGACGCCGGCTACCCGGGCACCGTCGTGTACTTCCAGCAGCGCTTGATGTTTGCAGGATCACGCAGTCAGCCGCAAACAGTATGGACCAGCCGCAGCGGTGACTATAAGGACTTCGGCACATCAAACCCGACCGTTGACGATGACGCGATCACCTATACCTACGCCGGGCGCCAGCTCAACCAAATCCGTCATCTGATTGATGTTGGATCCCTCGTCGCGCTAACCAGCGGTGGCGAATACAAGGTGAACGGCAACCAGCAGGGAACGCTAACCCCGTCGGCATTCCAGTTTTCCAGCCAGGGGCAGAATGGCGCCAGTCACGTGCAGCCTATTGCGATCAGCAACGTCGCGCTATTCATCCAACAGAAGGGCGGCGCAGTGCGCGACCTGGCCTATTCATTCGATGTCGATGGCTTCCAGGGTTCAGACCTGACTATCCTCGCTAACCACTTCTTTATCGGATACCAGATTACTGATTGGGCATTCTCCATCACGCCTATGTCGATCGTTTGGTGTACACGCAATGACGGCGCTCTGTTGGGATTAACCTACCTGCGTGATCAGCAGGTAGCGGCATGGCACTTACACCCAGGAGCCGGCAACTATGAATCAGTGTGCAGCATCGCCGAAGGAAACGAAGATGCGCTCTATTGCGTGGTTGAACGCACCATCAATGGCCAGCAGCGACGCTATATCGAGCGTATGCAGAGCCGCCTATACGATGTGATGGATGATGCCTTTTTCGTTGATTGTGGCCTGACGTATGACGGCAGGAACCAAGACGCAAGCAAAACCATGACGCTTACCGGTGGCGCAGGTGACTGGCCATACGACGAAGAGATGACACTGACGGTGGCCGGCGCCAGTTACTTCACGACAGGTGATATTGGCAGTGAAATCCACATGCCTTATGTCGAGGATGATGTAAGCAAGGTGCTGAAGCTGCTTATCCGTTCGGTCGCAAGTGGAAACAAGGCAGTCGTTACCAGCAACCGAAATGTGCCGCCGCAGTTCCGCGGTGTGCCAGTCAGTGACTGGAGCATGGCGCGCTCTACATTCGCAGGACTTGATCACCTCGAAGGTCAGACCGTGAGCATTTTGTCAGATGCCAACGTTGAGCCGCAGAAGGTAGTCAATGCTGGCGCTATTACGCTGGAGAAGGCCGGTGCCGTTGTGCATGCGGGTCTGCCGATCGCCGCGGTCATTGAGACGCTGGACGTTAACCTGAACGGCAACGAAACACTGCTGGATAAGAAGAAACTCTTCACGGCCGCATCGTTACTGGTGAATGAGTCGCGCGGTGTGTTTGCTGGTACGCCCGGTGGCGAGATGTACGAATACGCGCAACGCAACGATGAATTTTATGATGACCCGGTCGAACCGAAGACGGGAACCATTGAATTACAATTGGATGCCAACTGGAGCAAGAACGGCCGGCTGATTGTGGAACAGAACGACCCGCTGCCGATGACCATTCTCGCAGTTATCCCGCGCGTAACCGTAGGAGGCATTTAGTGCGAAAGGTTGAAGTTGTCGAAGCCACCTTGGAGCACGTAGCGGCGATCCTGCCGCGCGTTCGCCAGGCTGACGCTGATGAGTTCGAGGCGATGAGTGGCAAGACGCCGGCTCAGGTTCTTGAGCTGGCGTTGCGCACTTCGGCATTTGCTTTCGCTGGGCTTATCAATGGCGAGGTGGTGACCATCTTCGGCGTGGCGCCGCGGTCAATGATAACCGGATCTGGGGTTCCGTGGCTGGTGGGTTCTGACCTGCTTGAACGATACCAGGCCACTTTCCTCCGCCGGTGCCGGCCAGTTCTGCGTCTTTTCCTGCAGCATTATCCGGAGCTGGAAAACTACGTCGACGCGCGCAACACCGCGGCTAAATGCTGGCTTCACTGGCTGGGGTTCACCATCCATGAAGCGCAGGCCGTTGGCCGTGCCGGGCTTCCATTCCACAGATTTGAAATGAGACGAGGTGATCATGTGTGAGCCAACAACGATTATCGCAGGCGTTTCGCTCGCAGTTGCTGCAGTAAGCGCATACGGTCAGGTACAGCAGGGAAGGCAGCAGGCCAAGATCGCCAACGCCAACGCAGATGCGCAAGAGATCGCCGCGCGAGGCACGATTAATGCCGGCAACGCTGAGGCTGCACAACAGCGCCAACAGACTCGACAGTTACAGGGCCAGCAGACAGCAGCCTTCGGCGCCGGCGGCACTGACATGACCAGCGGAAGTGCGCTGAATATCTTCGGCGATACAGCGGCCGGCGGCCAGCTTGATGCTCTGACCACCGTCAATAACGCAGAGCGCCAGGCGGCTGGCCTTAACTTCCAGGCTGGTGTTAGTCGCGCCCAGGGGCAGATCGACCGCAATGCGGCAAACCTTGGCGCGGCAACGACAATCCTGAATTCCTCACTTACCGCATATGGCGCTTATAAATCTTCTGGCGCGCTGGACAAGCCAGCTACCAAATCCGGTAGTGGTTCCAGCAGCAACATGTTTAGTAATGCCCGCAGCAGTCGCTACGGCTCTAACGCATTCACGTTTTAAGGGGGAATGATGCCTACAGTACCGGTATATCAGCGCCAATCGCAATCACAAGCGGCGCCGGTTAATACGCAGGATTTGCGTATCCCCAAAGACAACGCTTTCACTGCGCTGGCAGACGTTGGTTCTAATGCGTTGGGGATTTATCAGCAGCAGCGTGAACGCGAAGATCTGGCGTTCGCTCAAAACGCCCTGATGCAGTTCAACCAGCAAGCTGATGACCTGATGAATAACCCTCAGACTGGATTGCTGACAAAACAGGGCGCCAACGCCATTGGCCAGAGCGAGCAGGTAGCAAGCCAGTTAAGCCAAATGGCCAGCACGGCTTTTGACTCCATCCCTGATGGTCCGGTGAAAGAGCGTTTCCGTAATCAATTTTCCGCCGCCGGCCAGCCGATTGCCAATCGTGCGCGCCAGTACGAGATCGGCCAGCGTCAGCAGTTCGAAGCTGGTCAGCAGCAAGGGCTGTTGGCGAACCTGCAGCAGCAGGCTGAAAACAGCTTCGACAGCAACGAAGGATTTGTTAATGCCAACCTGATGGCCAGAGAGCAGATCATGGCATACGGCCAGGCGCACGGACAAAGCCCGGAAGAGATTGAAGCTAATTGGGTAAGCTTCCGGGAAAACTCGGCCAAGGCTGCCTTGAATGCTCAGCTTACTGCTGGCCGTTATGATCAGTTCCTGGCTAGAAATGGCGAACCGTCAGACGTTGGCGGTGTGTCTCGATTCACTGCGCATGGGAATTCATCTGCTGCGCGTGGGCTGCGAAATAACAACCCTGGCAATATTGAGGCCAGTGATAAAAACCCATGGGAAGGACAGACAGGCAGCGATGGTCGCTTTGCCAAGTTTGAGACGCCGGAGCATGGGATCAGAGCGCTGGGTAAGAACCTGCTCGCGTATCAGGCTAAGGGGTTCGATACCATAGCAGAGATCGTTAACCGTTGGGCGCCTGCATCTGATGGAAACAACACTGATGCTTATATCAAGGCGCTGTGCGGCGCGTTGGGTGTTGGCGCCAATGAGCAGGTTGATATGAGCAATCCACGAACCCTTGCAGCGTTGTGCGCTGGCATCGTGAAGCATGAGAATGGCAGCCAACCATACAGCGATGAGCAGATCGGCGCCGGCGTTAGCGCGGCTCTTGGCCTCTCTGCCTTAGAATCCTCAAAGCGCAGAACCGGCAATGCCGCTTTTGATGCTGCAAGCCCTGCAACTCAAGGCGCCTATTTGCGACAGGCGCAGGCCATGCAGAATGAGCAGCGAGCATTATACGCACAGCAGCTTGGCACATCGCTGAAAGATGCGTATTCAGCTCTTGATGAAGGACTACAGCCGGCACAGCTGCCCACGCAAGCAGATCTGATAAATGCCTATGGCCCAGCAAAAGGCATGCGGCAATGGCAAGACCTTCAAGATCAGCAAAGTTATGGTGGCGTTATTGGAGCAGCCAAAAGCATGTCGCCGGCAGCGCGGCAGGACCTGCTTGAACGCTTGCGGCCAACGGATCCGAATGCATCTAATTTTGCAGCCAACCAGCAGCGATGGGACAAAATGCAGGCGAAATTTAAGCAGCTCGATGCCGAATGGGAGAAGAACCAGGGCGCAATGCGTGTTGAGTCGTCTTTGCAAAATAATTTCCCGCTTGATTCAACTGACAAAAACAATCAGTTGGCAATAGACCATTACTTTGATCGAAATGTAGCTGGTGGATTCAACATCAACAATGCCGACAGCCTGAACAAGGTTGCAGAGATAACGACTAAATCCGGCATGCTGCCGACGCAGATCAAGACGATGCTCACCGCTGGGGCAACATCGCGCGATCCTGCTGTCGTTGTTCCTATGGCCAAGATGTACGGACAGATTTTTGACAACAATCCGGCGGCGGCCACAGGTGTTGATAAAGGCGCGATGGCGTTTTACTCGAAAGTTTATGCCTATGACCGCGCCGGCGTGCCTGCAGATAAAGCGGTCGATATGGCCTACAACCAGGTCTATCAACAGGACGATCGCTTGAAGCAGATGATTAGCCAACAGGTCAGGGATAAAGACTACATCAAGGCTAGAGCCACCGCAGCGCAGGATAATATCAATAGTCTTTCGCCGTCGTGGACCAGCTTCGGTGCGCCAAGCATCAGCGCCGCAGGGCAGGCTAATCAGTTGTACCAACGCGACTACCAGACCATTTACGATGCGAACTTTGCACAGACCGGCGGCGATGCTGATCAGGCCAAGGCAATGACTAACGCCATGATTAAAAAGGTGTGGGCGGTATCGACCATCAACGGCAAAGAAGAGGTGATGAAGTATGCCCCTGAAGCCGTTTATGGCGTCACTAACGGTTCTGGTAACTGGATCAAAGGTCAGTGGGAGGAAGAGAAAAAAGCATTGAAAGGCGCTGCGTTTGGCGGCGCGCGAGATGATACCGATTTGGTTTTGGTTCCCGATGCTGTTACACCACGCGATCAGAGTTACAGCGTAATGGTGCGCCAGAAGAACGCAGAAGGCTACGACGATGTTCGCCCGTACTACGGCGAAAATGGTATGCCGTTGCGATTCAGGCCGGAGCAAAAAACCTCTCCGATGTACAAGCAAACTATGGATATCCAGCAACAGAGGGTTGATGCGGCGCGCGCTGCTCGTCAGGAAGAAAAACAGCCTGCATTCACAAACCAGCAGGGATATACACCGCCTGATTTTACAAAACCATTTGGCACCGGCATTGCTAACCAATTGCCGAGCAACATCACCGCAGGAGGTCAGTAATGCCAACGTATGAGATGAAGCCCGATGAGCTGCTGTCTGCTGATGTACAGAGCATTCCTCAGCCTGATGATAGTGCAGCATATATGGAATCACCTTCCGTGCTGTCAGCCTTAAACCCCTTCACTGATGATCAGCGAATTCAGCGTTCCCGGCAGGCAGCTTTTCGCCTGGATAACTCCCTGGGTAGTTTTATCGCTACGGCGCCATTTAGCCAATTCGATAAAGTAGATGGGTATAACCCTTTCGATAATGATGCAGCTGAGCTGAAGGGATATGAGGATTACGCTGATTCATTCATCGATTCAGGATCCCCAGATGAGACGCGCGCAATCCAGCAGAGGATTGATCAGCAAAGAACCGATCGACAATATCAATCGGAATTAGGCTGGGCCGGTACAATATCTAGCGGATTATGGGGCGGGCTTGACCCCGTAAACTTGATGGCTATGCTTATCCCTGCCGGTGCGGTGGTGCGCGGCGGTGAGGTTGCGGCTACTGCAGGTAGGTTTGCCCTTGCCAATGCCGTCGGCGGTATCGCGTCAGAGGCTGCGCTTAGCGCCACCCAGGAAACTCGGACATTGGATGAGAGCGCGGTTAACGTTGCTGTTGACGCAATGGTTGGCGGAATACTCGGGGCTGGGGCGCAGTTGCTTGCCGGTGCCGGTCAGCGTACCGCGGTATCTCAAGCGGTTTCCAGTAACCTACGTGGTAATGATTCGCCGCAGAGCATCGGCGCGGCGCAGGTTTTCAACACAACGCTGGATCAGGAACAGCTTGCAGGTGTTGGGTTAATCAACAAAACGTTGAGTGTTAATCCTGGCGGCCGCCTGGCTCAATCGCCATCCCGCGCGTCGCGGGCAATCAATCAGCAACTGGCAGAGAACAACTATTTCTTTGCGAAGAACGATGAAGGGTTGGCAACGTTCACCGCGGCTGAAACCAAGATCAAGCAATATGATGCCATGCTGTACAAGCAGATGGAGTCAACCAAGGACGCTTATCAGGCGTACAGCAAAAACATCCGCGCCGCCGGCGGTAAGCGAATGAACTTTGTTGATTTCAACGAGGCCGTTGGCATGGCGATGCGCCGCGGCGATCAGAGTGACATTCCAGAAGTGGCACAGGCTGCTGCTCAGATTCGGCCAATGTTCGAAGCAACAAAGGTTCGCATGCAGGAACTTGGCATTCTGCCTGAGGATGTCGACGTATCAACAGCGCAAAGCTACCTGCCTCGCATTTATAAGTTCGACAAAATTCTCTCTGATCGCACTGAGTTCCGAGGGCGAATTGCCAACTGGATTCAGGGCATCAGTGCAAAAGGTGCGGATGCTGCCGGCGCGCGCATTGAAAAGATCGATTCAGGTCTGTCTGCTGCTGCAGAAGCCGAGCCGCGCGCAAAAGCATTGGCTGATGAAATTGCCGCGGCAGAGTCATGGTCTGGCCGTAAAACTGAACTTATGGATGAGGTTGGAAACAGGACGAAACTGATCGGCCAGGAGCAGGACTTAACTGCCAGGCTTGAGAAGCAACAGGCGCAGCTGGCCACAGCCAAAAATCAGAAGTTGATCACCCGGCTTAACAAAGAGGTTTCTGACTTGCGCACCAAGCTGGATGACGTTGCCAGGGCAAAGGAGGAACTTCCAACCCTTCAGCGCCATCTTGAGTTGCTGGATAATCCACGCAAGCACCGCTCAGAGCTGCGCAAGCTGCAGAAGAAGGCCAACTCCACGACCAGACTGAATGCAAGCCGTGAGCGCGCGCTGAAGGCGATGGAGCCACTTTCACGAGAGGAAGCAGAGGATGCCGCAGATGAAATCGTCAACAAGATTATTGGCGCTCCTTCTGGCCTGGTTCCCGCTCAGTTGCTGCCTGAAAAAATAATCGGCCGAGCAGGCTTCACTAAGAGCCGAAGCCTGCTTATCCCAGACGAACGGATTGAGGACTTTTTGGAGTCTGACATCAACCACGTCATGGAAAGCTATCTGCGCCAGGTAGGTCCGGAGATCGAACTAACTGCTCAATTCGGTAGCAAGGATATGGGTGAGCAGATCCGACAGGTGTCTGAGGAATACACTCAACTGATCAAAGATGCCAAGACGCCGAAGGAACGCGCGAAGCTGGAGAAGCAACGTGAAGCTGACCTCCGCGACATTGAGGCAATGCGAGACAGGTTGATCGGTACGTATGGCGCGCCAAAGGACCCGCGGAGCTTCTTTGTCCGTGCCGGCCGCGTCGCGCGAAACGTCAACTTCCTGCGCCTGCTGGGTGGCATGACAATATCGGCCGCCACCGATTTGATGCGTCCTGTCATGCAGCATGGTTTAAGCAAATCACTGCGCCCTATGGGGGCCATGCTCCGAAACATGGCTGCGGTGAAAGTGGCAACCAAAGACCTGCGTGAAATGGCTGTCGGCCTGGATTATGTGTTGTCTACCCGAACGAAGGCCATTGCTGATCTCACTGACCCATACAGCCGACGCTCTGCTTTTGAGCGTGGACTTAACTGGGGTACGCAGAAATTTGGTAACTGGACGCTGATGAACCAGTGGAACAGCGCCCTGAAGTCATGGTCTGGCCTGATCGTTCAATCCCGTATCCTGGACAATGCACAGCTGCTGGCGGCAGGTAAGGAAGTGCCTCAGAAAGAAGTCAGAAAGCTGGCGCAAATCGGTATCGATCAGAGCATGCTGCGCCGTATTGGTGAGCAGTTTGCGAAACATGGTGAAGACATGGACGGGCTTCTGACTGGCCATAGCCACCTGTGGGACGATCGCGCAGTGCGTGAGGCTTTCCAGTCTGCCGTTTTGAAAGATGTTGATTCTACCGTTGTAACGCCAGGCGTTGGCGATACGCCATTGATGATGAGCAACGAAGTAGGCAAGATGATCCTGCAGTTCAAGACGTTCATCTTTGCGCAGCATAACCGGGTGATCGCCTCCGGCATCCAGCAGGGCGATGCATCGTTCTACCTAGGCGCCATGGGGACTATCGCGCTCGGCGCAATGGTCTACGTAATGAAGCAAAAGCTCAGCGGCCGTGATATCGACTACAGCCCTAACAACCTAGTGAAAGAGGGTATCGACCGCGCCGGCATGATCGGCTGGTTGTCGGAGCCACTGAACGCCGTGGAGAATATCAGTGGCGGCCGGTTCGGCCTGGGCGCCATGTTTGGCGCGCCGCCGGTATCCCGCTTCCAAAGCCGCAACGCAATCGGAGCACTACTGGGGCCAACGTTCGACATGGCCGGTGACGGAGCAGTGATCGCTAATGGTGTTCTGAACGGAGAATTTGACAGCAAGCAAGTTCATGCTGTAAGAAAAGTTATGCCATATCAGAACCTTTGGGCAATAGCTCCGTTATTGAACAAGGTTGAGGAAGAACTTAAATAGAGCAATCTTTTTTGGATACGGAGAATGAGAATATAGGAACATCTCCGGCCCCAACGTATGAATACTCTAACTTAACGCCCCTCTGGTAAAAGGTGTCGAAATATAAGTCACCAAACCCAAAAGGGGCGCAGTATTTATTAATTACTGATTTCATTGTTAATTTAATTGATGTGTTGTCTGGTATTAATGATTCTTGTTTTGGTTTTGAAGTGTCTATAGCCGCTGCTTTTAAAAGAACGGAAATTCTGCTTGGAGAAACATCCAGGTGAGCAATGCGTAAACTTCTATTCACTAAAGCATCTGCTCCAACTATTTCCTCAAACAATGATTTAGCCATTCCATCATTAGTTGGGAAGTCATAGGATAGTTCTCCAGCGGTTGCATAGGCAGATGGAAGTAAACATATAAATGTGATGATTTTAAATTTCATTTTTAATAATCCATTGGTGAAATTATGATTAAGAAACTATTTAGCAAGTTAACAAAATCAGAAGGTAAAGCGCCTGCCATTCCCGATCTCTTCTTCAAGGACAACGCCTCCGCCTTTGAGTATGCATGTAAATATTGTGTAACCAATATCGTGGCTAAGCAAGGGCTGATCGCCATAGTTGAGACGGATCCGGCAACAGATGGGCGTGGAGATTCGTACTGCGCAGTGAATGTTAGCTCTGAAGATGGCGGGTTTGCTGTGCCGTCTATGATTGCAACAAGAGATAGCACAGGCATCACCAAGGGGAGCTTGGTTATATGGGTCCCATACGAACACGATAAAGAGCTTGGTAAGATGCTTGGTGACGACAGAAAAGGGTGGGTAGGGTATGTGGTGGCTGTAGCTAACCCGCTGCTTAAGAACGATACCGGATGGAGTATAGCGAAAAGGCTCGTTTGACACCCCCAAGCACCGCGATCATCACACAACAAAAAGCCCGCTAGGCGGGCTTTTTAACTTTATATACTATATTCCATGGGTCAATGTCTCTCGACATTGGTGCTATTCCCGTCTTCTCGTGGAAGAGCCTGGTGAAGTTTAAAACAGACTCCATCCAAACTGATTCATTGGCTTTCGTATGAGCTGGTGGATCCCAATACGCAAGTAAGGCAGCATCTCTGTTTTCATTAACCGCATATATTAGATAAGCATTACTGGTAGGTTTTGCCCTGAATGCCCCACGTTCATCTATTGGTCCATACGACCACTCATACCAACATTCTTCTGTGCATGAATAAGAATATGATGCATATTGACCTAAATTAACGTGAACCTTCCTAAGATGAAAACCAAGAACTTCTTCTGGCCTATCAAATAAGGTATCTTTACCAAGATCTGGATGATGGCCATTTCTCCAATGACATTTGAACGCCTCTTTAAGAGTGATCAGAAAATCATCTGTTTTGAATTCACCAGTAGGAAAGATCTTGCCGTTATAATCATTCAAAAACATCGAATAGCTCTTCCTTCATACGGTCTTCTAATGAATTCAGCATGCGGAAGGACAGCTCTTCAGATTCCACTGCAGAGATAGGCTTCAGTTTAGGGAGGTGTGAGATCTCCTTTACACACATAGCGACAGGTGTATAGAAGAGCTTTCTGTGTTTCCTTATCACCGCTAAGCGACGAACGTAGTTACCATCCGTGTTCGCCAGTCTAAAAACTGTCTTTGGTGATGTTTCCAGTTGTGTAGCGGACACACGAACCTTGCGACGCTTTAGAGGCGAGCGGCTAGAAGCCGAACCTTTAATCACGAACCCAAGCTTTGTCATCTCTACTCTCCGGTATGGGTAACACATATCAAGTCGCATTACCAAAAAGGTAATCGAATACTACTACTGTATAGCCTGAGCGATAAATATGCAACGCGAATTCATACCTTGAGGTATCTGACACAACAACGGTAAAGCGAGCGGTTAAGCGCCGGCATAGCGCTGGCGCGGAGTGGCTACATCTTCCCGATCGCGTGGTCGATGATTACTGCACCTTCGTCTGCTGAGCGATGAATGCCGCGTGCGTGGCGATCGCGGCCATGTTCTTGGTGCACTGCAGGATGTAGTAGCGCATCACCTCGACTTCACGCACGACGCCTGCGACGTTGTGGCCATTGTCTGCCAGCTCTTCAACCAGCGCGGTGATCTGCAGGTTACGTTCATCACTGAGCAGGGCGGGGATCACCTCGTCCGGGCCGACGTTCGAATTGGCGTAGTGATACTGGTCGCGCATGGCTTCCAGGATAACCGGCACACAGGCATCAGCGATCCGGCTTGCTGTCTTGGTGCTGGTCTTCTTCTTACCGCGGCGCGCGTCACGAACTGTCATCGTTGTTCCTGTGCCTGCCAGGTCAGATAACGTCTCCGGCGCCCGGTGCTGGTACTGGCCAGTCTGGCGGATTGCCGGCAGAACTTCGGAAGTAACCCACTTGCGGAACCGGTAGGGGATAGTGCCAGGCGTCACCGCGTCGCGGCAGCGAAGGATCAGCGTGTAGAGTCCTGATTCGGAGATGATGACCGATTCCTGCTCGCCTCCAAGGGTGTCGGTTAAACCGACGGCCTTCTCATCATCATCCAACTTTCTTACTGCGTCTCGATGGTTAGCGATTCCGATCGCCTTGCAGACTTCAGCAGCGAAAAACCATGGCGCGCCGGATCTGGTGATGACGTTTATTTTTACGTTTGAGTCGAAAGAGAAAACTGTAGGTGCGTTTTGAGCTGTCATGGTGACGTCTCCTGTGATTGAGTTTTTACTCACCACCGACAACGCCAATTGCCTGGTGGTGAACTGGACAAGGTTGGCGTACTGGCATCACAGGGAACCAGCGCCCCGAAGGGCCCCTGCCCAGCCCACCATTGAGAGGGTGTTACTGGGCCGCACAAACAAAAAACACGCTAAGCGCGTGTCATGTGCGCTGTGATATTTCAGGACGCCAATCCCGGCATCAGATTTTGCTGATGCGCTATCACTGTGGCGCAGGTTTGCGAGAAAGTAAATGTACCAATTTGGTAATTATTTTGCGAGAGGGATTGAGAAAAGATTACCTGATCAGCAGCCGGGCTAGGCCCGGCGAGGTATTGACGATGGTAATTATTGTTCCAACTGGTGTGTAATAAATTGCGAATGTGTTTTGATTTGTTCCTTCATTTTTTCATTTTGTGTGACATAGTTCACTAAAGCATTCAGTTCCAGCATAGCACCGCCGATCTCTGAACCGTCCTTATCGAGTTCCTTCAGCAGCGTTTCCAGTAGTGAAGCCTTAGCTAATCCCGCGATTCCTTCGCGCGTGTTAACGCTTTTCTCCAGCATCCTGCTGGCCGGGTAGCTGTACCTCTTCATTTCCTAATGTACCTCGCTCAGCGTGTGACTACTGTATAAATAACCATATATAAAAATGATTAGTTTAGCAATATGCGCAAGATAATTACCTTAATGGTAATAAGAATAATATTATCACATAATTCGATTCATATAGGGTTTGTTGGTGGCTAAAATGAGCAAAAAGCACACCATCGGAGCTAAAACATGACCGTATCAACTGAAGTCGATCGCGAGGAGTACACCGGGAATGGTGTGACAACGGACTTTGATTACAGATTTCGCGTGTTCACTGAGGATCAGCTTTCTGTATCAGTTGTTGATTTGTCAGAGAATATCATCAATCTAACCCTTAATACTGACTACTCTGTCACCGGCGCGGGTCTGCGATCGGGAGGAAAAGTGAAGTTGGCCAGCCCGCTCGCTGCAGGGTGGCGAATCAATATCGAGCGTGATTTACCACTCACTCAGGAAACGAACGTGCGCAACCAGGGAAACTTCTTCCCGGAAGTGCATGAGGATGCCTGGGATAAGCTGACGATGCTGATCCAGCAAACCTGGTCATTTGCATCATTGGCACTGCGAAAGCCCAACTGGTTGGCGAAGTTCTACGATGCTAAAGGGAACCGCATTTCTAACCTTGGCGATCCAGTAGATAACCAGGACGCTGCCACAAAACGTTATGTTGATTCCGAAGTTTCAGACGCGGAAGCTGGAGCATCAGAAGCATTGGAACAAGAGCGACAACAGCGAATTGCCGCTGATATAGCAGAATCTGCCGCGCGCCAACGTGAAGACATTGCCATACGAAATGAGATTGCATCCTCAAACACGCGAAGCGTCAGATTCCCCTATGGTGTACAGCCTCTCCCACAATCAGGAACGGCAAATAAATTAATCGGCATCAATGCTCAAGGGCAGCCGGTTGCTGTTTCAGCTGACAGTGGTTCTGGTACCGATCTTTCCCTAGAACTGGCTGATCAGTCTATACCTGGCGGTGCCGGCATGATTGGCTGGAACGGAGAGACAGCCGCTGACGCGCTGGCAGGTGCATTATCATGCTCGGTGTCTCGGGTTTCGGATACGGGGTGGGGCTTTGCTAACTGGCCACAAGGGAAGGCGGTGGCCATTGGCGGTCGGGCATTCATCGGCTATAACCTGGGTTCTGATCACACATCGATTAATATGGATGCGATGTGTACGTCGACACGCGACGGCCAGAATTTTAGCCAGCCTAGACGCATTGCTGCGCATACATCAAACGAATCTGCTGCTGCATTCTCGCTCGGTAGAGATGCCGCCGGCACAAAATTATTTGCGTTTGTTCGCTTCAGAAAGGGGACGAATGATAATGCAGAAATCCGCTACGAGATTTACGAATCAGCTAACAGTGGGGTGAATTGGTCATTCGTTAAGAATTTTAATTTTCTTAGTGATGCGGGTAATCCAGCCATTGCCTTGCATGGATTTGAATTGACAGGTGATGGCAGGGGGATCGTTGGCTATCATTCTATTGATGGTGAGTTTGGTTGTCTGGTATTCAACACATCAACGTATGAATATACAAAAATTAAGTTGCTAGATTCGTCAAACAACTTAAATGCTGGAAATATTATTCATGTTGAGGCTAATTTCTTAAAGCGGTCTGATAGTGGTAAAATTATCATTATCTCCAGAAGTCAGTTCGCTGGCGTTCAAAAGCCGCTGATGTGGGTTGCGAAGGACAACTTAACTTCGGTTACGGGGCCTGTAGAAACATCAGTTCCGTTTAGTGTAAACCCAGTTAGCCCGGTATTTTCACCTGATTTCACGAAGGTACTTTTTTTCTACTGCTATCGGTTCGACCAGCAAAACCCCAACGCAGAGCAGGCCGGTCTTTGGGTTTCTGAGCTTCCTGTTAACGATGCTTATAACCTGAATTGGTCTAACGCACGCACGTTTTGCCTTGTGCGCATCGCCGGTGAATATAACTTTGCTGCGGCAACTGCTGGTGTGCAGCATGCCGTTACGCTAGGCAACACTGTGCTGGTTCCGTTTGCGAGCATGGTTGAGGATAATCTAGATCGTTCAGATGTGTATTGCCTGAAGATAGATTATAACGGATCCCGCATGCAGAAGGGGGCCAGCACTCATCACTTAGGATCGCTATCGGGGAGTCAATTTGGTGGCCGTGCTGAAATGCGACTAAATGATGTCGGGCCGTTTTCAGCACGGATTAGGTTTAATGGGCGCTCTGTTTTAGGTCTCGATGACGTATTGAGTATTGGTACATATGGAGCAAACTTCACCCAAGGGATTGGGATGTACACATATAACGGCGGCCCACAAACCCCAGCGTTATTTATTCAGCCGTATACGGTTTCATATGATGGCTCAACTGGACCGCTGGATATCAACAGGGATCTTAGAATTCTTGCAGCAAATAAAACAATTCACCTCGGTAAAGGTGCACGAATTCGTATTGGTGGAGATACTGGAACAGTAGGCCCGAGCCTTCTTTACCATAACAATTCAAGTAACACGATCGAGATAGGGACGACGCAGAGCGCTTATAACGTGCAGATGGTTATGTATTCCTCTAACGGATTTACATTCAAACGGTCTTCATTTGCTGGGCCATCTGCTGCGGTTAATTTGATTCTCGAGGATAGCAGCGGATCGCAATCTGTTATTTCTGGCGGTGGGTCAGTTAGCGGTATTGCATTCAGCACGCCTGGGGCATCGCAAGGCGTAAAAGTTACCAATGCTGGCGGGTTAACTTCAATCAGAGATTTAACACCGGGTAATTTTCTCGTTGCAGAACTTCCCGCCGGCGAAAATAAGGGGGCTTTCGTGTATGCGAGAAACGCGAGGAAGGCTGGTGAATCGGCTGGATCTGGGACTGGCTGCCCCGTGTATTGGGACGGTTCGTCTTGGAGAACATTCTACGACAACTCAGTCGCTGCGGCTTAATCAACGCCGCCAAACGGCGGAGGTGGAGTATGAAAATGGGCACAGGAAACAATAGCTGGTGGTCGTATGTGTGGGGGGGCATCACGGCCCTTTTAAGCGCGATGACCCTACAGGATTTTGCATTCGCTGGCGGTGTTGTTGTCACCGCCACTTTTACCTATCTCACCTACCGTTCAAATGACCGGAGAAATAAAGCAGCGATCGCCGCTGAACAGGAGAGGACGCGGCTATATGCAGAATGGATCGATTCCCAAAAAGGTAAGCCTGCAGACATTCAAGCTGCGGCCGTAGACGTAATTGGACATAGGGTTGAAAAGTCGGAGGCTGAAGCGTGAGCAACATGAAAAAAGGAGCGGCTGGAGCTGCTTGCTCGGTGATGGTAATCATCGGCCTGGTACTATCAAGTGGCGAGGTAAAAACGAGCCGCACCGGCTTGGAGCTTATCGGCAATGCCGAGGGATGCCGCCGCGATCCGTACAAATGCCCCGCTGATGTGTGGACGGATGGCGTTGGCAATACGCACGGCGTTAAACCTGGCGCGCGCAAAACCGATCAGCAGATCGCCGCAGACTGGCAAAAGAACATCCTTGCGGCAGAGCGTTGCGTTAACAACTATGCGGCCGGCGAAAAATTGCCGCAGGGGGCATTCGACGCGGCGGTTAGCATCACGTTTAATGCCGGCTGCGCGACGATGCAGAAATCGACGATGTTCCGGCTGTTCCGCCAGGGGGAAACTGTGGCCGCCTGCGATCAGTTCCCGCGCTGGGTATACGCCGGCGGCGTAAAACTCAACGGTCTGGTGATCCGCCGTGACAAGGAGCGCGCACTATGCCTGGCAAAATAACATCTGCGGTGGTGATCCTGCTGGCGCTGGCTGCCGTTGTCGGCGCTGGCGCCTGGCTGGCCGCGCGGCACTACCAACCAACGATTGACCGCCTCAACGAGGCGCTGACGCAATGCCGCGATACCGGCAGGCAACAGGCATCTACGATCGCCAGCCAGAACGCTGGCATTGAGGCGCAGCGACGCGCTGATATTGAGCGAGAAGCCAAGGCAAAGGCAGCGCAGGAAAAAGCCCGCAGTGAGGCGCAGGGAGACTATGAGAGAGCAAACGAGGTTATGGCAGAGCGAACCACAGGCGACGTGTGCGCGGCGGCGTCTGCTGCGTTTGACGCAGAGCTGCGCCGGGAGCGTGCCAAATGAAAAAGCTGATCGTGGTTTCTGTTCTGGCACTGGCCAGCTGCTCGAGCGTGCCGTCGGCTCCGTCATATGTTGAAGTAAAAGTCCCGATCGCCGTGCCGTGCAAAACGGCAGACGTTGCGCGCCCAGCGTTCGCTGTTGACCAGTTGCCTATCGGTGCTCCGATCGATGCGCAGATGAGAGCATTGCGGGCTGAGCGCCATCAGCGGATCGGTTATGAGCGTGAATTACTGACTGCGAATGAGGCATGCAAATGACTGTGCCATCTTTGTGTCACGTATACATTTGCATGATTCATCAACATGCATGATGTGCCATCAACTAAGTGATTGTGAATGCGGTGATGGCTATATAAAACAGTTTGTTATGGTTGGTGCTTAGAATTCGTAATGCGAAGGTCGTAGGTTCGACTCCTATTATCGGCACCATCTCAATATCCCAGACATTCGAGAAAGCAAAATAATTATAAAATGCAGTCGCATCATGATGTATTTGAGAAAACCACCAAGTTGGAACTATGCGAATAAGATCGCGTTTGGCTGGCGACAGAAAATGTCGTTGATTGTATAATCAAGGAAAGTTATTCATTGGCTCTAGATGTTGCTAATTTATTGAGCTGATTGTTAGAGAAAAGGTATTCTAAATAAAAAACAATGGGTTATTTTTCTTTTTGTCACAAACATGCGCTGATTAATCACATCCTGTTTCGCTGGCAACATGTTGTAACTTCGTTACGCCCTCAATTTTATTTCCCATTGTTTGTAAATTTTACAAGCACTGTTTTAGCCGATATCCAAATGTCTTCACGTGGCTTATTCATTTTGCGAAACATCGTAGGGGAAACGCCATAGTGGTTTTTAAAGATGCGACAGAAAGCCTGCTGTTCCAGATAACCATATTCAAGTGCAATGTCTATGATCTTCCTGTCTGTAGATAAAATCATTTTCGCCGCCTCTGTCATTTTCCTTGACCTGATGTAAGACTTCATCGATATGCCGGCCAAAGCGCAGAACTTACGTTGAACATACCATCTGGAATATCCAGTTTTATCAATCAGGTTGATGATGTTTACCGGTTGCTTGAGATGCATTTCCAACAGATTGATAACGCTATTAATAAATATTCTAGACTGTTCAATTTTGCTCATTTCCAT